TTTAATAGAGCAGAAGCTATTGATGACCCTAATAGTGCTAGTGCGCAGTATTTAGATACTATGGACAACTACAGGGATGAGATGGATTCTTATAACGCTGATAAATTAGATTATGAGGCTAATTTATTACAGATAGAAAGAGATGCGTTAGCCGAAGAACAAAGAAGGCAAACAGAAGCTTTTGATGCTGAAAAGCGTAATCAAGAACAAGTGAATACTATTTCACAACAGATAAAGAGTCAATACAATGCTAATGATGAAGAGGTCAATGACTTTATAAAAAAGATGAGCGACCCTGAATCATTAAATATTGAAAACCTATGGCGTTTATACCAAATGGACAAAGGTAAAGTACCTGAGCAACCCGTTGCACAGCCTTCTCCCCAGTTCAACCAAGTTCAGAGAGCACAATCAGTTCCGGCACCTATGGGAGTCCAGAGTAGCGCTAATATGCAACAAACTGGAAAGAGTGCCAGCGATTTAATTATGGATGACCTGATTAGTGATTATGAATCAAAAAATCCTTGGAAATAGGATATAACATAAAACGGAGTTAAAAATGGCTGACAAATACAGTATATCTACTGGTGGCAGTATGCAGTCGTCTACTATTAATGATAGCAGACGGATGTTTAACTTTGGAGAAAGAGTTGCAGAACTCGCTCCAGAGCAAAGTCCATTCTTTACATACCTCTCGAAAGTTGCAAAGAAGCCTACCGATGACCCAGTGTTCAAATTCTTAGAACAGCGTCATCAGTGGCAAAGGCGTAACTTTCAAGTAAAGACGGAAGAAGAATCTCCAACAGCATATAGTTCTAACGCAGATTGGGATTTAGCGGCTGGAGGTAGTGAGGTACTAGAAGTTGAGTGTCTATATGATAAGTATGGGCGTGAGGTGTCAACAGCAGTTGCACCAAACTTCTTATTACAAGACCAGTTAATAAAAGTAGAAGTAAAGTACGCATCTGATGGTTCAAATTATGCGACTGCTAAATATCATGCTACTTTTAAAATTGCAGGAGCGCCTGTAGTTAGTGCTACTAAAGCACAACTAGCGCTTACTTTCATTGATTTATCTTTACCCGGAACTGGAGCACAAACTCCAGCGTCTAATAGTAAGATAAAGATGGAGGCGGGAGCTAAGGCTCAGGTAGTTGGTAGTGCTTTTGCAGAAGGTGGAACTGACCCAGAGGGTTGGAAAGACGAAATGTACGACAGAGAAGGGTATGCGCAGATTTTTAAAACTGCAATTCCTATGTTTTCTGGTACAGCAATGGCTACTCGTTACAGAGGCAAGGCAGATGAATACAAGAGAGTATGGCAATCTAAGCTAATGGAACATAAGATGGACATCGAGCATGCAATGCTTTTTGGTGTTGGTTCTGATGATTCAACAGCTAGTGGGCCTGTAAGACGCTCTTGGGGTATTCTACCTTACACTGAAAGATATGGAAAGGTTGAATCCTTTACATATGCTAGTTCAAGTTATGATGATTTTCTAACTGCAATGGAAGATGTTTTTGCTCCTGAAACAGGAAACAGCGGAAATAAACTTGTACTTGCTTCTAGGAAAGTAATCTCTTGGTTTAATAAACTAGGGGGTGATTCATTCTTGGGTAACACAGTTGCACTTGGTCAAGTAAGTGCTGGAACACCTTCCAATGCTTACGGTTCTAATGCATTTAAATTAGATGTACAGAATGTAAAAGGTGCCTTTGGACACAATGTATCTCAAGTCAATACAATCTATGGTAACTTAAACTTAGTTGCAGAGCCTCTACTTAGAGGTATGCATGAAGATTATGCTATTATGATTGACTTAGCAAATGTGGCTTATCGCCCATTAGCAGGTAATGGTGTTAATCGTGATACTCATATTATTACGAATGTACAGAATAATAATGTTGATGGAAGAAAAGATATCGTCATGACCGAAGCTGGTCTAGAAATCTCTTTGCCTGAGACACATACTATTCTTAAGTTCTCATAATAATAGTAACCTATTCAGGGCCCCTTTATTGGGGCCTTGAATACAAATAAGGATATACAATGGCTAAAGTAAAAAAAGTAAAAGCTAAAAAGATAAAAGAAGTAGTAGAAGTTAAAGAAGTACCTAGTGCAGAAAGTACAATAGTAAGAAGAGGTGCTCCTTCTAAAAGAGGTAAATAATGATAACTTCTAATAGCATAGGTGGTAAATTTCAATCAGGTTCAGAAAGGGTTAATAATAATTCTAGAAGAAAACCTATAAAACCTAAAACTAAAAAAGGAAAGAAATAATGGCAATATTTGGTGGTGGAAATAGAATGAATGCTTATGGTGAACCATTGGTAGATAGTACTCTTGGTGAAGCCTTAGGTGGTATGCTTGGTAAAATAAGGTTTGGAAAAGAACGGGGAGTTGACCAATCTACTAAAGATTTCATAGGTGGATTAGGGAGTAGGTTAAGAAGTATGTTTGGTGGAAAGCAAGACCCTGACGCTTTTACAGAAGCAGGTGGTGGTACTTATAATACCGAACTTCCAGCAAAAGAAAAAACATTGTTTAATAAAGAAGAAAGAATTGCATATAACCCTCAAGAAGTGATGAGCGGTTTAAAAAGAGGTACGGATGTAAGAACTTTTACAAAAGAACAACTAGGCCCTTTGCAACAACTTATGAAAGATGAAACATCATCAATAACTAATAAACCTTTTTATGAAGGTACTGTTGATTCTATATATGGCCCCCAAACACAACAAGCTTTTAATGCTTTTATGAAAAGTAGAGATTTATACGAAGAACCCATTGAAGAATACAAAGGTGATGGGCCTGTGTATACTGAACCTTCTTCTAGGCTAGGAGCAATGTTTACACCACAAGGAGTAAATCAAAATTAAATGAGTTTTACTGCACAAATAGGACAATTAACAGGCGATGCTAGTACTAATGATGCTACTACTATAGCACAAGCATTAGAGAATGCTCAAATAGATACTATACAAAAAGTATCCCAAATACAGCCTGAGATGCTTCATTTAATGTCTTCTGAGGTTAACAGTAACTCTAATACAGCCAGTAATAATAACTTAGTAAATAATATAGTATTAAATGTAACTAGAGTAGATAGTACAACAGGATATTTAGTAAGTAAAACAGGAGCTGTCGCTTTAGTAGATGCAACTTCTTCAAGTAGTGATGTGTATAACGCTCAATCAGTTACAGTATCTATGATAATAAGATTCTTAGATAGAGATACTGATTGTCCAATATTTACATCTAATAACTTAGTTATTGGCGGGGCTGGTACTAATGGTTATAGAATTAGAAGAAATGCAAAAAATAATATTTATTTTGAATATGGAAAAGTGGGAGATGGTAGTTCATATAGTCATCATGAAAGCACTTATAAAAGGATAATCTCTGATTATACAATAGAACCAAATGTTTGGTATAACATTATTGTAAAATCAAATGCAAGCACTACGGATATATTTATTAATGGGGTAAAAACAAATTTAATAACAACAGGTTCTTTTGCTCTTACAAGTTTTTACTATCACGATTCAAATTCTAGGTCTCATATCGGATATCATATGGATGCAATTAATGGAGCTGGTTCTCCAACTGAATACACAGGTAATTTTAATTTAAAAAACTTTGGTATTTACAACACCTTATTAGACGATTCTAATATCTACGCAATATATAACAATGCTAATTATATAGATTTACTTAATAATTATAAAGACTACACTTCTTCTGGTGATTTAGTTCTTTATTATGATTTTACAAAAAATACATTAGCTGATTTAAAAGGTAATCAAAGTGACCTTTCCTTAACAAATACTACTGTTGAGAGTAATAAGTTTGACGCTTCTTTAGTAGATAAAAAATTTATAACTCAAGTTCAAGATTTAAATAGTGTTTACTACGCAGATTCTAAATCACCGGTATATTCTATTGAAAATGGTAAAGTCCAGATTTATCCTGAACCAAGTGCTACAGAATTAGCTTATATAACTAAAGTTGTTCCGGGTACGATTGACGATTCTAGTGAAACTATAGCTAATATGCCAAGATTATTTCACACTCAAATAATAAAAATTGCATCTTATTATGTTTTATTAAAAAAGATTGGTGATTTAAAAACTACAATGGTTAGTGAATACAATGATGCTATAAATAAAGCAAAAGACTTAATAGATAACGATGCTACACTTACTGGTAGTGCTAAAGATGCTGAATATTGGTTAGGAGAAGAAGACCCTGAAATGCTTAGTGGGACTCTTAATACAGCTGGACAAGAAATACAAAGAGCTTCTGCTGTAGCAAATAAGTTTAGTTCTGATTTGCAAATGATGCAAAATCAATTAGCTATTATAAAGCAATTAGTAGATGAAGGTTGGGCTAGTATATTTAACCCTAATACTGATAAAAATATATCTAGAATAGGAGCTAAGTAATGATATTAAAAGAAATGGTTGAATTAGTACAGCAACATCATCCCCAAATGAATGCTCAAGAAATTATAAAAATGATTAATAGGGCTCAAGATGAATATACTACTAGAACAAGAATACTAGAATCGTCAAAAGAAATAACTGTAGTTGCAGACCAAAGAAGATATTCTTTAAGTGTAGATGGCGACAAAGATGAAATAATGGAAATTAAAGATGTTGATTTAAATGGAGAAACTATAAGTAGGTTTACAGGTAGAGCTGTAAAAAGGGATATGACTTAATGAGTACTATGATAAAACAATGGGTATGGTGGGTTGAGGATAATAATATTTTGCTTGGTTACTATGATGAATCAAAGGTAGATAAAGAAAAAATATCTTCACCCGATTCTTCAATAGCGGGGCAAAATTTAACATTATTTTACAATAAAAAAGCAAGGCATTTTAATATACCTTCTATGGATAGAAATTGGGATAAGCAGGAATCAGATATACCTCAACAATATCAAGATGCTTTAGTAAATAAAGCCATTGCGTTGGGTTATGAAAGAAACATAGAGACTTTACAACTTGCTCAATACTTTAATGGTAAGTTTGAAGATGATGTAAAAAATGGAAGAAAGCATGCTTATCGTGGCAGATTAGGTACATTTAGGTCTATAAATAGTATTGACTTTTAATATAATTTTAGTAAATTAAACCAAGATATGCCCATGAGAATTGTCAAGCTCGGTAAGGCATAGAACAGGAGTTAACAAGATGGCAATAAATAAATATAATGTAGTAGAAAGCGGTAATGTATCATTGGGTCAAGTAGGCTCTTTGTTAGAAACAAGTAGTGATGCTGTAACAGGTAAAAAAATACTTGCTATACAATTTTTAGAAGATACCGTATTTACATCTCTTACCCCAGAATCAGGAACTAATCAATACATAGGAAGTACTAATAATGGTGGTGATAGTGTAGCTACTGTTACATTTCCTCAAGGAATTACTGTATTTGGTCGTTGGTCTGGGTTTCAGTTATCAAGCGGTAAAGTAGTAGCTTACCTAGGTTAACATGGCTTTAGGATTAGGCTCATCGCTAATTAGGGGTGGTGCATCCCTCTTAACATTCGTCAAGGACAATCTAAAGTTATACCTAGACTTCAAATCAAGTAGGTCAGACACACTTGCATTCCCATCAGAGGGTTCAACATCGTTTAATGGTACAAGTGACTATATTGATTTGCCGATGACATTTAGCTATACAAATCATTCTGTTGTTGTTTGGGTATATATAGAAGATGATGCTACAGGAAAA